AGATCCCACACGAAACAAGAAGGATGGTAACGTTGAACAATATGGATTTAATAACCAAGTGCAACCTGGTGTGTCGACTTTCGCGCATGGTTATCTCGCGTCGCCCGGTGTTCAGATTGGTGAAGCGCGAACAGTTGGTACAAGTCACACGGTCGAAGAATTATCTAAGTATGGTTTCAGACCCGATGATCGTCGCGGTAAAGCGAACCGTATGGGTAATGCTGGTCGCATGAATGTTCGCGCAGGTGCTCTCAATCAGGGTGGATTACCTACATCGATGCGAGCTGATACGACTCGTGTCGATGGACGCACGGGTCCCATGAGTGGAGGATGGACACAACAATACAAAAATGACATGTACTATAAATTTAACGCATACAAGGGGAACATAAACCCTCGTTCCACGGATCACAGTTTAGGCTTCGCGAAGCAACAGCTTCAGAACAACCCGATAGCTCAGCAAACAATGTAAATAAATAATTATTGAGTAACAACACCCATTAAAATATTATCCATATATTTTAATGAGCGTATACACGTTAGATATAGATAGTAGTGAACGCGATCCTACGATATACCCAGACCCAGGTGATTACGTTATAGAACTTAAAAATCCAATTTACGATATCAGAAAAATTTCACTCGCTTCTGCTCGAATTCATGCGAGTCAATTGTTAATTAACGATCGTAACAATACGTTCACTGTAACAAATACGACAGACACTACTGTGGCTACTGTTACACTAGATAACGGAAACTACAAAGGTACCACGTTGGCAACAGAACTCGCAACGAAACTCACGACCGCAGTGGGTGAACCTGTGACCGTCGTATATGATTCCAATGATAATACACTCAAATTCGACGCGGGGAGTGACGAGTTTCGATTTGATTTCTATGGTGGAACGAACGGGTTTGCGAATGCTACGGCCGGGTATACAACACCACATGATATATTAGGTTTCCCACCGAGCAATGTTGCGTCGATTAGTACGGTGATTACATCAGGAAGTATAAATTTACAAGGACCAGATGCGCTTATATTAAAGCTCAGTAGTGGATCTGAAGAATTTAATAAAACTGTTTATTCTGATACACCCTTTTATACTGGTAGGATACTGATGTGTGGCGACGTGATTAACTATTCGGGAAAAGATGATGTAGTTGAGCATAATTTTGATACAGGGACACAAGCTAGTATATCAAAGTTACGTGTTCAGTTCTTTTACAGTAGTAATAATCAACTCATACCGTATGATTTCAGGAACGCTAATCATATCATTAAACTATCTATTGAATGTTCTCGCGATAAACTATCAGTTATGCCTATCGTGAAAAAGGACGAAATGGACGTTTCGCTACCCCCACCTATGCGTATACCCGAATTTGAAGATCCGAATAGGTGGAATGGTTTCATCTATATATTTCTAATAGTTATCACTGGTATGTTTTTTATTATACTTACCAAACCCAGACGAATTAGCGAGTGATCGCGTACGTAGGAGACTTGGGCTTCACGACACGCTTGGAGATGCGCGAGATCACCATGTAGACGATGACGGAAAGAAGCGTTGTGAAGAGAGCTGTCAGTGTGTAGTTCATACCACCGTTCTTTTGAACCTTGACAACCTGATGGATAGTCCATCGGACCAGGTCCATCCAGGACAGGGCGGCGGCGAAGGAGAAACCAGCCACAACCGAGTTGAGAGACTGAGTCTCGAGTTCGCGGGAGATGGCGATAAGTGTATCAGCGGCGGCGTCGAGAGGCATTTTATATTATACATATATTTTTTATTCTGGTATCAAATCTTCTACAAACAATATTTTTTTATATTTCTCTTGTTGATATCCCCTGATAGTGTCAGGTTTATCTGAATCTGTATCTGTATCTGAGTCTGAATCCGAGTCTGAGTCGAGCTGTTTATATTTAGAGTCTGTCCAACCTTCAGGTGCGGAGCATGCTTCCATTACTATCGATAGCATTTTTTATCATTTCTTCTGACGGATTGGATGGGGACCACCCATCCCATGCGTCATATGCGTCATTTATTTTCGTAAATCTTTCATCATCCCCTGAATAAGGTTCAAACACGGATTCGTCAATTTCATCATCTATAGAGATATCGTCCTCCCCTGAATCGTCACTGTTATATAATTCGGGGCAATAAGTCCCGATTTGCTGTCCCACTGTATGCATGGCGCAATATTTCATACAATATTCCATATCTTTCGCGAGAATGGTATCGCGACCACATGCCTTGGCGTAGTGTCCGGATAACACTATGGCACTTTCTAATACTGGTGTAATAATTTCAATCGCCGATTTGACCATTGGGGAAGATAACTCGTCCGGTTCCATCTTGGATTCTTAATATATTAGTACTAAGTGCGTAAACTCTAAGTTCCCTGTCATTGACTATATCATTGTTCAAAATCATACTTATATTCTGATCTTTAATCACACTGAAATTTCTCTGTCCTGTCGGATACCATCGTTCAGGTTCAAGAGCAAAACTATACGAATAAAATCTCCTGAAGAGTTGCGTTCTTGAGTGGTGAATGCCACTCTGCACGGCGCGTAGGTTTATGACATTCCCTGTAATTTTATCGAGAATGACTTCGTTATCGAGGGTCATTTCTAAACTTACGAGGTTTTCGTAGTTTGTATATCGTACATCGGGTTCGCCTGCGGGAGGGTATACCTGCTTAGGATGGTCATAATCGAATGGGTGAATCGATCTAGACGCGGAACTTTTCTTCATGATCACGAAATAGAGTTCTTTCACGGGGTTTGTAAAGTTGAGTCTACACTTCGTTTCATCGAGTCCGTCCGTAGCGGCGACGGGAATTTGGAACATGTTACGTTGAAGTTGCGTGATGATATAGTCTTGTTTATTAGATTGAAGTTTAATTCGTTCGAGTTCATCTAAGTGTACCATTTCCGTGTGTACAGATATGTCATCAATTTTCAGACTCGATTTATCTAATGTAGGTTTGATTATATTGAATTGACCACCCATTCCAGAGTGGGTACCACAATAATAATATAAGTAGTCTGGAGCATCCATCGGTACGGTGAACGAGTATATTAACGGGACCGCGTCCGCACTGCTCGTCAAAACGAGACCTGCGTCTGCATATACTGCACCTCCCCCGTGTGTTCCATCACTCGTCGTAGAAATGTTGAAAGGGTGAGCAGTATTTGTACCTGATAAAATCGTGAAAAAATACGTACTTCCTCGTTTTATACGAATCGTAGGTCTATCAAACCCGTTAATGTGATACTTGTTCACTTCACTAACCTCCGCTACCGTGATAGTATATGTCGTTCCCGCTGGATTGTATTCCTCGTCAAATGCGAGATGACCGCTGTAAATACAATCTGTAACTTCACTCAGTTTAATTTCAATTTCACATTCTTGTTTCGTGAGTGCGCATAGAGGTATAGCCAATTCTGGGTTGTTATGGAAATAAAACGGTATATCCACTATATACTTTGTAGGGGTCGTCGCATTTCCGAGGTACCCATTTATAGGATTAACACCGAATTCAACCGCAAAACCAGAGTCTTCTTCGGGATACTTACCTATCAGTTTTGATAACGCCGTTTGTTTTGTTTGTGTGATATAATGCTCACTGTATATCTGTAACCAATCGCGGGGGATACGTTGTATGAGTTGCCCTCCGATAACTAAATCTACATGATCAATGATCGCGTGTCCGATTGATTCATTATATCCTCTATAGGCACTCAGAGCTGGGAGATCCACGTGTACCCGTACACCTTTCAATAAATCACCCGCACCCACTGGTATAGTACACTTTACAGTATTACCGTATGCGATTTCACCCCTTACATCGTGTTTTACATCATACACGGCAAAATTTGTATGTTTTTTAAATTGTTTTATAAAGTGTGTATACTCAGGATTTTCTGTAAAAAATACATCCTGGGTACCCGTTATGGCAAGCTGGACCCGACCTGCCATTTCTATTATTAGATGTTAAAATTTTAAACCCGCTAATCCGCTCTCCACGCGTAAGACGTTATAGTTAACTGCGTACACACTGACATTTATGTTACGTGATTTATCAGCCACCGTCGCTCCTGACGTTGCGGTTGGGATAGTATCGAGTTCTATGTCCAATTTTTTATGGATAATACGACTCATGTTGAGTTGTCCGGTGGGGTAATAGACCTCTGGTTTAAGTGCGAATGAATATGTATAGAATTCATACGCGGGATCTGGACACCCGGTATGATACCGAAGCGCCTGTTGATATGCGAGATACTTGCCACTATGATCGAACACAGTTGCGCCGTTACACTGGAAATCGATATTCTTAATTGTCCGGTGATCCGATCGTTTTGTGTTGGTAGCCGAACCTATCATCCACCCCTTCAAAACACTCGAAAACGATTGGTCTGTTGACGATGCGTTGAGAAGACGATCTTCTGTACTAAAATTACTTCCAATTTCTTCCTTCGCGAGAAACATGAGTTCCTTCACTGGGTTTGTGAATTTCAATAGCACAGATTTTTTGAGTTCTCCCGGTTTAAACTGCACGGTCGATTTCTGTAATTGGGTAATTACGTATTCCATCGGACGTGTGCGTAAAAAGTTCTTCTCGTCTTCTGTGATGAAATAGAAATCAGTTATGAGCGAGGCACTCTTGATAGAACCTTCAGTGGTTTTTTCTCTCGTCACCTGCCCATTTGATGGTATCGTATATTTAAACGATACATCATCATCTAAATCCCTGAACGTTATACGAACTTCTACAGTTTGTTTCGTGAGTGTACACACGGGAACCGCTAAACTAGGGTTCCTATGGAAGTAGAAAGGGAGATTAACATAGAATGTATTATAACCATCTGTAACGGTTAAAGTTTCATTATGACCATTTAAGTAATATAACGTTTGTTTAACATCATCCCTGTTACCGTGTAATTGGTCATACATATAGATATAATCCCCTGTAAGTCTCTCGATAACTTGGCCACCGATTACCAAATCTGCGTACTTTATTATACTTTTACCAAGTGGTATATTGTAATAATACCTCTCATATGGAACACTATCTAAAACATGTGGAGATAGATTTCCGAGTTTTACCTTGAGTGTTACACCTCGTACAAGATCGCCGATGTTCGTTGGTATATGACATTCGACAGAGCGCCCGAATGAAGACTCACCTGTGAACGGTATCTCAACCGCCTCGGTTGAAAAGCGTGTATGCCGTTTATACACGGTGACAAAATATGAGAATTGCGGTTCTCCAGTAAGCCATTGATCCTGGATACCAGTGACAGCAAGTTGTGCGCGACCTGCCATTCTTATTACATGTGAGTAAAATTTTATGAATTAAAACGGGGCGGTATTATAGATGGATTTACGTCTACGGAAATTCAACCCCGCGGGAATTGCAGATGACAAAGTCCTTGTATTCATAGGTAAACGTAATACAGGTAAATCTACACTGGTCACGGATATTCTATGGCACAAAAGACATTTACCAGCAGGGATAGTTTTATCGGCTACTGAGGAAGGTAATCATTATTATCAGCAGTATATCCCCGATTTGTTCATCTACGGTGATTATGATAGGGAAGCGATTGAACGTGTTATGGATCGTCAGCGGAGATTGGTGGGTGCGGGTAAAAAGAATTGTGGCGCGTTTTTACTTTTAGATGATTGTATGTATGATAACAAATTCATGCGTGATACGTGTATCCGACAGTGTTTCATGAACGGACGCCACTGGAAGATATTCTTCATGTTAACAATGCAGTATTGTATGGATTTACCACCAGCCCTTCGAGCAAACGTCGATTATGTATTTATTCTCCGAGAAAACATTATTCAGAACCGTGAAAAGCTATATAAATCATTTTTCGGTATCTTTCCAACTTTTGATATGTTTAACAAGGTTATGGATGCGTGTACGGAGAATTATGAATGTATTGTTTTAGATAATACATCCAAGTCGAACAAAATTGAAGATTGTGTGTTTTGGTACAAGGCAAAAATGCATAAAAATTTCAAGGTTGGTGCGCCGGAGTATTGGGCTGAACATAAAAAGTCATTTAATCCGAAGCAGAACGGTAACAGGATAGACCCTAAGAGTGTCACGGGGCGTAATACACAAATAAAAATCACAAAGACGCGATAATTTTCTACATATATATCAGATGAGCACTAAGCGTAAACAAATGAATAAGCAGACGAATATAAACTTCAGTCCCAGTCCTTCAAAGATTGTCAAAACTTCAAAAGTTCAACCAATATTACCTGAGCTACCACAGGGTGTCGGCATGGCATGTACGAGACCGGGATATATTAGGTACCTTGACGAATTAGGAAAACGCTTGTCGAACGTGCGTCATGAAGGAAAGAGAATTAATGTAAAGTTTTTAGAATACAGTGATAGCACAAATCAGGGAGTTGTCTCGAATACGTCGGCGCAGATATTAAGTAAGAGACCTACCCTTGAATTTAAGAATAACGGATCAAATATTTCCAGACTCAACGCTTCAGCGGGAAGTATTCATTATTTTCTAATTAGCATCACTAAGCGTGATAACCCAAATTCGGGACATGCAGTGAACGTGTTAATGGACACGGGTAGACCACAACCACGTATATGGGTATTTGACCCTCATGGAAGTCGTGCCATGAATAGGAATGGATATGGGAGTATATTCCGAAACCGGATATTACCAAATATGAAAAAGATGTTTGGGGGCGTGTTCGATAACACGATCGCGAGATATTATACTGGTCCCGATTTACAAGCGAATAACACTCGGGGTGTTTGTACGACATTCCACTTAGACTTCGCAGAAGCGATTCCGGCACTGTTAAATGGAACTGCGAATATACAAACGTTTAGCGGTGTAAATTTAAATATGGTTGGTCGTTCAGCTTTTCTAAACAACCCAACACTGGTAGCAAACATCGCGGCTAAACGTACAACTAAAAAAAATACAACCACACCACCAACACTTACGATGACAATGGGATCGACAGTTAAAAAACTAAAAAAACGACCCAAAACAAGACCCAAAACACTTGCACGTGCCTTAGCTAACTTATCTTTGTAAAAACTATTTTTTAACTTAAGTCGATACAGCTGATATGAAAATTATATTAAAATGAGTTTCAACGTTACCGCATCCTTCACTCAACTTCATCAACAGGCGTTCGATTCCGCTCGCGAATTCTTCATGTGGGCGACAGAGTTCGTTAATCAGGAATATAGCGACATGAATTACACTCCCGATCAGAAACTTGAAATGGTAAAATGTATCGTATCAAGCGCTACTGCCAATTGGCGGGCTTCGCAAGAACTTGTAGCGGCTCAGGAATATAGAGTAAATCCAGAAGTTTAAAGATACTATCCATATTTAAATAAATGTCGGCATGTTTCGCAAAGCGGGCATTGTCGGGTGCCGACGATTCGATACCTGTATTCAGTTTGAAGGGGTATGAAGGATATGCTAAAATTACGAGTGTATATGATGGAGATACGTTTAATGCGGTAATCAAACTTCACGGACGGGTTATAAAGTTTAAATTTCGCACACTCGGGTATGACGCACCCGAAGTAGTGCCGCGTTTAAATGTGTATAACCGAAGTGACCATATCTACAACGCCAAATTAGCGAGGGATATGCTTAGACATGAATGTGACTTTGATGACCGTGTATATTATAAGCGGTGGAATCCTTTCATTTGCAATAACAAAGTAAATGGACTGATATGGGTTGTATGTGATAAGAATGATAAATACGGACGTACACTCGTGACAGTGTATAAAAGTAAATGGGCGAAAAAGTCTGTA